GCGGGCGCGCCTTCCACTCGAAGCGGCTGAACAGGAACAGGTTCGTTTGGATGGTTCCGCTGTGAGCGCCATCATTCACCGAGAGCGTCAAAATCGCCTTGTTGCAGGGCGGGATCTTTTCACTGCCGCTATGCCGGCCCCGCTCAAACTTCTCCACACGGAAGCGGTAGTCACCCTCCGGCAAGACCTCAAATGGGGTGCTGTCATTTTGGATTTCGTCATCCCAGCCAAATTCACGGAAAGAAGAGTCATATTCGCTCATTTTCTCAAGCTCCTTTTTGATTTGATAAGTAAGGGGAGCTGCCGGCTCCGGCAGTCTCCCTGCAATGTGAAGTTAAAACGGCAGAGACGCCCGGTTCTTTTCGATCCATTCGTAGACCTGCCCCCAGGCCCCGATCAGCACCCCTTTGATAAAACCATCGGGATAATCCTCTATGGGCATATCCTCGGGGAAATACCCCTTCGCGGCGACCGCGGCCTTGACCTCATAGTCCAATACACCGTGTTGCGTCATCAGATCTTGCAGGGCTTTAGGTATGTAATCGGGTAGACGGAAGGTCTCTGTCTGTGACATATCCGGTTCTGGCTCTTTTGGTGGCTCCGGCGCCGGTTTCGTTTCCTCAGCTTCAGGAATTTTCTGTCCTGTGTTGAAATCCTGTTTTTCATCTGCTGTCTTCGGGATATCCATAAACGATTCTTCCGGATGAATCTCTTCTTTCACCCGCGACTCTGTCTTTTTCTCCACCCCGGGCTGCTGTTCAATAATGTCTGCTATGACGGAATAAGAAAACTCACATTCTTCCGGCAAACCGTACCGGTTCTTTGCATCCCAGCAGGGATGGTGAGACGTATACATGACGCGCTTCCCTCCCTGCGCTTTATGTTTCTTTCCCTTGTCATCAACAGCAACCGAATAGGTTTTGTAATTACAGAACAGAAGCATGTCCGCCCATTCTTTTACCAATGGAGATGTCTGCGAAGAAGTTTTCTTTCCAAGTTTTAGCTCCCAACGATCATAGGAACCCAGCTCGTCTGGCTGTTCAAATTTCCTGATCTGTGCGTGAGCGGTCAATACTACGTTGATACCGGTCTCAACGACATCTTCCAAACGGTTCAGGAAGCGGCCAAACTCTTCTTTTGTATACACGTACCCATTCCCATAACCAAAATCTTCGATGCCGCTTTTATGATGTATCGCGCATATATGTTCTACGCAGAGCTGCTCTGCCCAATCTGTCGTATCGATGACCAGTGTTTTGCAGATACTGAGGTTCTTCTCTTTGACGTATTGGATCTCTTCCATAAGCATGTTCCAACTGGTAGGTCTTGGCAGCCTGGACACGTCCATATCTTTTGTACTTCCCTCGGTGTCGATAAACACAGGATCGGGGAACCGGCTGGCAAAAGTAGACTTGCCAATTCCTTCTGGGCCATATACAACGACCTTCTTTGCACACGTTATCTTTCCTCTTGTTATATCCATTAGAACTCTCCTTCCTTCCATGATACGGATCCACTTGGCTGCTGCGGTTCAGATATATCTTCAAAATCTGGCGCCTGCCCTTTCACGTACCCATCCTCAATGATAATGCTGCATTCATCCCCAGTGCTCACCCTGGTAGCGATTGCCTGCAGCCCTTCGGCCTCTAACCAGGTCCCGAACTCATGCAGGGTGTCCATATCCATCTGTTCCAGTTTATCCAGGAGTACGAACCCGCACTTTGGATTCAGTTTCCGGACAATAGCGGTGGATACCTTCAATCGGTCTGATCCGGACATGTTGTCCCATTTCTGCCCTCTGTAGACCAGCTCTCCGTCTTTGACGGATAACTCTGGAAGAGGCAGTTCGGCAGAGTCCAGAAGCTTTGTTTTCTCCTCCCGGGTCTTTTCAATTTTCTTTGTAAGTTCGGCATACTGATTCTTATATGTAAGCGCGTCTTCCTCCGCCTTATCTTTGTCTAAGTTTGCCCGTACCTTTCGGTTGATCTCTTCTATATTAGAGATGCTCTCTTCCAGTTCTGCTGTTGACTCGTCCTGGAGATCCTCTGCGTTCTTATTTGCCGTCTCGAGATCTGCCTCCAACTCCTTGAGTTTCTTTCTCTCATCGATCAAGCGGGCCTCCAAAACCTTTACTTCACCAAACTGGCGATTATAGTCCTGCTGGATCTGCTTCACTCTTTCCCGCTTTCTCTGGTTTTCTCCATTCCGAGCAAGAATTTCCTGTTGTTGTTTAATCAATTCAGAGGGAGAGATCAGCTCTTTTGGTGCATCCGGATAATACGGCTGTTCCTTGGCATACTTGTATTTCTGGTCTGCTATTTGTCCAATCGCCAGACGATGATTATAAGTGTCCTGCTCTTCTTGTTCTAAAACCGAAAGTTTTTCACCAACTCCAATGATCTGCAGCAGTGTCTGAGCTTTCTCTCTCCCGGATGATTCCATGAAGCGGGGCAGATCAAGAGCCAGTTGTTCCACAAAATCATTCAAGAGCTGTTGCCCTCCTTTGTTCCCTTCTGGATCCGTTACCTTTAAACTGCTGTTTTTTCCCCTTCTCTCCACGATCAGACCGTTATTCATAACGATATGTAAGTTGGGAGGAATAACTGAGCCATTGCGCTGCGCCTCTGAGGGACGGTATCTATCACCGCCCAGTGCCCATGCTATGGAATCCAAAACGGAGGTCTTCCCCTGATTGTTCTTACCTCCCACGATAGTCAATCCATTTGCAGAAGGCTCTATCTTAACTGCCTTAATCCGCTTGACATTCTCTATCTCAAACTTATTGATTTTAATGCTGTCCATCTGTCGCCCTCCTTACTACAAAAATGCTGGTATTTACCCGGAAAATTTCTAGTGCATCCTTCAATCCTCTTGTCCTACGATAAGCCTGTAAAGATGGAAGTTTTTTCTTCGCCTCTTCTGCGGTATCGTATGCGATCTGCATATTTTTCAGCTTTTTCGTTTCAAGGAAGGATTCCAGGGCTAATATTTCATCACTCTTCTGTCCTATTCTCCTTCGGTCCCTCTCTGGGACCATTATGTTATAACTTATATTCATTTCTTCTCCTTCCACATATATGACAAAGTTTAGATTATCCTGTGTAACAGTATCTATCAGTCTCAAGTCCTCCGTTCCCGGAATGACTCCATCAAGGCTAATGGTTTTGATTTTTTTGGCCTGCTTCCGATATTCGTTACTTACAGCCGAACGCATGTCTTGCATTGCAATAGTGGAAAATTCCCACTTGTGAAGCTCCGGGCGCTCAAACCATTTTTTGACTGATAATAAATACCGGAAAATCACAACATCATACCATTCATTTAATTCCAATTTACGCCGGCGCAAATAGTTCAGTACAAGCTCATGGTTGAGTTCGGCAAATCGCTGCTCCTCCAAAGTAAGAGGCGCATATTGTGTTCTTGCATGCACGGAGTATCACCCCCTATAATCATTTGACGTTTTTTCATTTTCCGGATATAATAAAGTTGTAAAGTTTACTAGAGCGCCCGAGCTTGCCGGCTCATGTGGGTGCTCTTTTCATTTTGCCAGCTGAAATATCTGCCGCAGCTGACCGATCGTCAGGGACATGGTATCGTTCTTGATACCTGTGAGCATGTCTGCCAGCTGGCATTTCACGGACACGTAACCAAGTCCGTCGTTCTTCCACTCTTCCACCAGATTACCTGTCTCGGCCAGAAATCGTTGAAACTCTTCCTTGGTCATGATCGTTGCAACTTCCTTCATCTATCTCACCTCCTCTCGCATATTGCTACGCTGCCCATCACCTGCTATAATAATCTTGGGCATTATTATTATTCTCCCTGGGCGCCTGACCAGTCTTGTTTCGGTTGGGCGCCTTACCATATCCCCCGCAGCGTCGGCAGCGCCACCCACAGGGCAAAACTCGCCAATCCGACTATAAACGATATCCCTAGTGCTATGTACACCACGATGTCATCCCACATGGATCGCCGGGACTTCTTTCCTCGGCGTCTTTTCCTTATTAACATGCTTGTCCTCCTTTCCTCAAAGTAGCCGCTTCTTCTCTTCCTCTGGTATCTTGAGCACCTTACAAATCCTCTTCAGCTCGCCCCTCCTGAACGTATCCGGATCATAAATCCTTTTATACAATGTGGATTCCGGCATCCTGGCTCGTTTAGCGACTTCTGGTATCGTAATCCGAAGAGAGCCGGCGTACTGCTTGATTACACTTTCTACAACTTCCCTATCGCGTTGGTACTCTGTCAATACTACTTTTGGCATCTTTCACACCTCCCTCTCAGTCCCTTTTATTGGACAATGGCTATGATACGATAATTACCAGTTGAATTTACTATGTAGTAATGTTATAGTAATTTTATCGAACATTAGTTTGTTTTATTCGTATTTTTGAATAAATAGAGCAATTTTGTATTAGGAAAATATTTATTATGAATTTTTTCTGCCTCCTCGATAGTAAATGAAGATGTTCCATTAATTTTGTTCGATACACTATTCCTGTGAATACCCAGCAACTTTGAAATATTTTCAATGGAAACATCTTTCTTTGCCATCTCAGCTTTTAGATTTAGATAAGCCATATTTCTCCTCTCCTTTCTATGCATTTGCGTTGTTTATGTTTTAAATATACTCTCATTTGCGTATATTGTCAATAGTTTATTACGCATTTGCACATTTTTCTATTTACTCGAATGAGTAATT